AGTGGGCAGCCAAGTTGGGCATTGACAACAGTGAACTAATGCTGTTCCACTCAAAGTCGTCTGGTAAGATCGAAGAAGATATCGTACCGCTGCTTGATGCTCAGGCAGACGTGGTGATCATTGACTCTATCTCTGACATCATGCCAGAAGCATTCATCGGTAAGGACGGTGCCATGAACAATCAGATTGATAGAAAGCAGTTGGGTGCTCAGGCCAAGGCCATCACAGCACTTGTCAATGGATTGCTATACGCCAATGAGAACACTGCTATCGTATTGCTGTCACAGACCACCACAGAAATCAACCCAACCCACGTCAAGCAGATTCCACACGGTGGAAAGAAGGTTCTGTTTGCTTCCAGCCAGATCGTGAAATTGGTTTCATCTGGCACTGAGGGTCAACAGATCAAGGGTGATTTTCAGGTGGGAGACTTGACCATCGAACAGCCTGTTGGACGTAAGGTGACTGCCTATGTGGAGAAGAACAAGTTGGGCAGACAGAGTGCAACGTGTGAATATGACCTGTATTACGCCGGTAAGAAACTAGGCATTGACCGCACCGGTGAAATCATCAAGGAAGCACTCAAGTACAAGATATTTGAGAAGGGTGCCAAGAGCGCTTGGATCAACTGGGGCGAGATGAAGTGGCAGGGCGAGCCTAATGCCACCAAGCACTTCGAACAGAACCCAGAAGACATGGAACTGCTATTGAAGCAGATCACTATGGTAGAAACAGGTGAGGTACTTGACGAATCGTTGGTCTGATGTAGGCAAGGGAAAGAAGGAGGACGCCAGTCCATTCCAGATTCACCTTGAAGGTACGTACGTTTGTCAGCACTGTGCCCAGTACGTGGACGGTGCTGAGTACCTGCCCGACCAGAAGGTATTGACATGGAAGTGCACCAATGGTCACAAGTCTTGGATAGAAGGGTTTTCCATAGGATGACAGAAGCATCTGAAATGAAGCGCTGGGGTCCTAATGCAAAAGACCAACCAAACTCAGGACGCGGTAAGCACAAAAAAGGTGACGCCATGATCGAGAAGTTCTGTGTTGACATCAAGGAGTTTACACAGTCGTTTGGTTTGTCCAAGAACGTCTGGCGTAAGATATCGGCAGACGCAGTTAAGCAACACAAGCGTCCAGCGCTTAATGTCGTGCTCGGAGAGAACGATGGAAAGAAAGTAAGGCTCTGGGTTATCTCAGAAGCAGACATGATGGAATATCTAGAACTATTAGGAGAAGACGATGAGTGAAGTAGTATACGTGTGGAGGCCAAAGGAGTTTCGCACGCCGCCAGTAGAGGGATTGGATATCGCATCGCCGGTGGGCATTGGAACTGAGATGTATTTCCACTCAGGAGAAGACGAAGAGGGCAATGCCATCTTTGAGCAGGTTGGTCGCATCAGGTGGCCAGACCCAAGCAACAAGACTGTTTACGAAGTGACCTATTACCCAGAGTATGATGGTCCTAGAGAATACGAGAGTCAGGAGTCAAAGGATGCCAGAGAAGAGTATTTGCGTGAAGTTCAACAGGGGTCCACTGAAGAACCAACGGAGGAAACTGGACTACCCGATACTGGAGATAATGGTGTCGAAAGCGTACCTTCCGAAATCGTTTCGCTTGGATCAGATGGATCAGCCAATGCGGCTACAGGAGGGGACGTACCAACGCAGTAATGTGACGTTAAAGGACGGCACCCTAGTATACGAATGGATGGTTTGGATTGAACGATGAAACTCCTGTAGACCTTATCTCACAGATTACAGAACTCAATGATGTTTCAGAGTACATGCAGGACGAGCAATTGGATCGTGCATTGAACTTGGTCATCAAGATTCTCTTTGAGAAGGGTAGGATTCCGGCTGACAAAGCACCGGCAGTCATCACTGAGTTGCAGGCTCTGGCCACAGTGTTCTCGCTAAAAGCCACTTACTATGCTACAATAGGTAAGAGCGGAAGTGAAGAATCAAAGAGGAAGAACATCTACTTCACCGCAAAAGAATCAATCGGCAAACTTTGTGATGCTTTGAAATATCTGAGTAAGTGAGTAAATGGGAATAAGAGATATGAACAAAGCCGCGAACTTTCGCGGCACATTTGATGTGAACGCACTGAACGATGTTTTCGAAAGGGGATACCTTTCGCATGTCAGGAGTACAGGCGTTCAAAAGAAAGAAACGTTCGCGCCGTCATCCATTGGGTATGACGGCAATGGACGTTGCCCTAGGTATTGGTACATGGCCTTTGAAGGCAAGTACGTCTTTGAAGAGACAACAGATGCCATGGGAATGGCAACCATGCTCAACGGTAGAGATGCTGGTGAGCGCATCGCCAAGATCATTGGTGATTCAGGATCATTGGTAGCCACGGAGGTTGAGGTCAAGATGAAGGACCCGCCTGTTCGTGGCTATATTGATGCACTGGTGAGGGTCGGTGACGAAATCGTCGTCGGTGAAATCAAGACAACTCGTCAAGAGATGTTTGTCCTCAGACAGAACACCATGAAGCCATTGCCATACCATCTGTATCAGTTGCTGATCTACATGAAGGCCACCGGCAAGGACAAGGGATTCCTGTACTACGAAAACAGAAATGACTTGTCCTACCTGATCATACCTATTGAGATGAATGAGCGTTATGAAGCCATCCTTGAGGATGCTCTCGATTGGATGCGTAGAGTAAGAAACAACTGGGAGTCTGAGGGTAACACACTGCCCACCAGACCATTTACCCAGAAGTCCAAGCAGTGCAAGTATTGCCCGGTGTTCAACGAATGCTGGAACAATCTAGGAGATGGAGAAGTGACCATCAAGCCAATGGTGGTCGCAAAACCATGATTAACGAGAGACGGGTGTGTTCTTGGGAGAAGTGTGAAGAAGAGTTCACACCCGTCACATCGAACCAGATCTACCACTCCGAGGAGTGCCAACGCCTAGCAACCAATGCTAGAATCATGAGGAAGTATTACGAACGAAAGGCTATACGCCAAGGCGCTCGTAGGGTGTGCGAAGCACCCGGTTGTGTAACCATCTTGTCCAGATACAATGACTCAAAACTTTGTGCAACACATGAGGCAAAGCCCACGGTGGACAAGAACAAGAAACTATTGGAGTCGCTGAAGTCATGGGCATAAAGGATATAGCACCAGAAACACCAAAGAAGATCATGGGTGCTGACTGCTCCACCAACTCTCTTGGTTTCTCAATCTTTGATGAAGGTGAACTCGTGGAGTGGGGCGAGATTAAGTTCATTGGCAAGACAGTCTTTCACAGGCTGGCAGATGCACAGCGCAAAATCGCTGCCCTAGACCACGCGCTCGGGGTTGACATGGTACACTTTGAGTCGGCGGTGTACGTGCAGAACAAGAAGACTGTCATCATGCTGGCATATGCCTACGGAGCCATCATGGGAGCGCTCATCGCTGCTGGAGCAAAAGATGTCAGCGAGACAAGCCCACTGGTGTGGCAGCGTGCGATAGGAAATCCACCGCTCACCAGAGAGCAGAAAGCAGCCATCGACAAGTTGTACCCAGACGCCAAGAAGTCATACCTGTCCAACAAGTATAGAGAGTTCCGCAAGGATCGAACTCGCCGGTGGGTAAAGACTAGGTTTGGAATAGACGTAGAGTCTGACAACGTTACCGATGCAATTGCCATCGGTGCAGTAGCGGCTGGTGCAGTATGACACCGCCCAACAGAAGACTCAACCTTTACGACAGTAAAGCATGGCTAGAGAGACAGTATCAGGTGCTGAGGAAATCACCTGAAGAGATTGCCCAAGAGACCGGAGCGTCCAGAGCAACGATATACCGCAAACTGAAAGAGTTTGGATTTATAAGATGAGTTTGGAAAAACTGGCAGAGAAGCACAACACCGACAAGTTGTGGCATGGATACTGCCCACATTACGAGAAGCATCTTGCTGAACTCAAGGATGAGCCGGTGGTTCTCATAGAGGTTGGTGTAGCCTCCGGTGCCTCCATGCGCATGTGGAGAGACTGGTTCAGCAATAAGGATGCATGTTTAGTCGGAATAGACATAGACAAAGATACGCCAACAAGTCTTGGCGATGGTGTAAGAATAGAGATAACTGATGGCACAGCATATGAATGGCAAGGTGCAGACGTTGATGTTGTCATCGATGACGGCTCACACACCAGCGGTGACATCATCAGAGCATTGTTGAACTGGTGGCCACACCTGAAGTCGGGTGGGTGGTATGTCATTGAAGACTTGGCAGTACAGTGGAGAATTGATTATGGAGGCGGCGGTGCAGGATCACCTGCCACTTCAACGATAAAAGGCATGCTTGACGAACTATGGCAACACGACGAGAAGACCGTGACAGAGTTCCACGCATACAACGAGATAGTATTTTTGAGGAAAACATAATGACCATATACGACTGCTTCACATTCTTCAACGAACTAGACATACTAGAGATGCGTCTAGAAGAGTTGTATCCGGTAGTTGACAAGTTTGTCATTGTAGAGATGGACAAGACGTTTCAAGGGCAGCCGAAGGAGTTGTTCCTGTCTAACAATCTTCTACGTTTTGAAAAGTATTGGGACAAGATGAAGTGTTTCTTTGAGAAGTGTCCAGATGATATCACCAATCCTTGGGAACGAGAATACTATCAGCGTAACTGCATTCGCAAGCGTGTTGCCAATATGAGACCGAGGCAGGACGATATCATTATGGTTTCAGATGCAGATGAAATACCGCGTCGGTCTGTGGTACAATCGCTGGACCCACAGCCTGTGCAGTCTATGGCTTTGGATGCCTACTATTATGGATTGAACGTGAGCGGTGGACACTGCCACACTAACAGGGCAGCACGTTGGAGTTTTGCACAGACCATCACCACCCAAGACCTTAGGATGCATGGGCCGGTGAATATCATAGACAATGCAGGCTGGCACTTCTCATATCTAGGTGATGCAGAGCATATAGCAAACAAGTTCAAGGCATTCGCTCACAGTGAATTGAACAGACCAGACACCACCAACCCAGCAATTCTGCAGGAGCGCATGGAAGCCCACGGAGACCTGTGGGGAGATGGCCACAAGTATGAGGTGGTGGAGATTGACGACACATGGCCAGAGGCTGTGAAGAACAACAGAGAGTATTGGAGAAAGTACGAGTGGTAAACAGAGTTGCACTGGCGGTGCCGGTGTTGCACAACTTCGAAGGCTTTACGGAGTTGATGCACTCAGTAGATATTGATGTCAGACCATTCGTGATCCCCAACTGGCGAGACAATCGCGGTGTGTCGTGGGCTTGGAACGACGGCATGCGTAGAGCAGCCATCGAGAAGTATGACGCGGTATTCATCTTGAATGATGACGTTGTGTTTCATCCCGGTACCATGAAGAAGATGCTTCTGGGACTGGCTGAAGGTCACGATCTTGTAACAGGATTCAACACCAGAGACGAGAACTACGATCATTTTGACCGTGTGGAATATATCGAGTCACCAGATTACGCATGCTTCGTTGTTAATCCGATCAGTTTCATCAGCAAGTTTGGGTGGTTCGATGAGAACTTCTTCCCAGCGTACTTCGAGGACAACGATATGAACTACCGCATTAAGTTGGCCGGTGGTACAGACAGGAAGCGTACCGACGCTCCATTTTTCCACAAGGGCAGCGTGACCCAGAACTGGGGCGGCAGTCAGATAGTCACAAGCCCCATGTTTGAGAAGAACAGGGAATACTACATGTGGAAGTGGGGCGGTGTGCCGGGTCATGAAACACTTACGACACCGAACACTCGCCCACAGGATGTAGAGACAGGAGTAGGAATTGAGTAAGGACACAGCATTGGTGTATAACTACGCAATCTTCTTTGAAGATGGAACTAGAGATGCATTCTACTTGAACTACGGGCCGGTGAATGAGGACAGGCCGGGAAGCGCAGCCATTATATATGACTGGAAGAATGACGAGCACCTTAAGAGATTCGATGGTGAAAACGAGGGTAGGGTGATGCCCATGCTTCAAGAGATGCATGACGAGCACTGCATTGGCTTCATTATGGTCAACCCTCCTACAACACTGAGCGAACTATTGAAGGAGGCGGACGCTTGATCAATAGGATCGAAAAGGATGCGGTGAACCACCCGCCACACTACACCGCGCACCCCAGCGGTATTGAGTGTATTGAGGTGACCGAGCACATGGGCTTCAACCTTGGTAATGCCGTGAAGTACATCTGGAGAGCAGACTTGAAGAACGATGCCATCGAAGACCTGAAGAAGGCCGCGTGGTATGTGAACAGAGAGATTGAGAAGAGGCAGAGAGATGCCGAACTATGATTTTGTATGCATGAACTGTGACGATACGGAGGAGCGTAACGTCAAGATAGAGGAGCGTGACTTTCAATTCTGCCTGAGTTGTGGCCACAAGATGAACAGGGTCTGGACTTTTGAAGGTCATGTCTGGGCACCTACTGCTGGCGGTCATAAGTGAGGTTGCGCACAGCGCTGGACACATCAATATTTGCACAGGAAATGTATAAATATGCAAAGCCTGTGGGAGGCGAACAGAAAAGGATTTACTTCACGTGCGCGTGTGGAAAGCCATTCAGCCTCTCCACCGAGTATGACGTGTACAGAGCCAGTCAATTGCGATGCCCCTCCTGCAAGCGCAACGTCAAGGCCGACATAGGAGAGCGTGCGGTGTTCAAACGTGTAAAGTCTGACGCCAACAGAGCAGGTAGAACATTCGACCTACCTTTTGAATGGTTCAAGCACACCATACACGCAGCATGTCACTACTGTGGTCGCAAGGACCAGAACAGCATCAGTGTGCCATCAAAAAGGCCGGGTGAGTGGCTGATACAGAACTTCAGATATAATGGCATAGACAGACTGAACAATGGTCTGGGCTATGAGATTCACAACTGCGTACCTTGTTGCTTTGTGTGTAACAGAGCAAAGCAGTCCATGTCTTACGGTGAATTTATGCACTGGATTGAAGACATGATACAATATAGAGGTAATCATTAAATAGGGGTTGACCAGAATGCAAATGCAAAAGGCTTACGCTCTACAATATGACTTCGATTACAAAGGAAGTCTTGTTCGACCGGGATCATTTATCCGGTTGAAGAGTAGAAGAAAGGCGGTGCTTTACGAATGCATTCTTCACAACATGGATACAGACAGAACGTTCCTAGTTGTGACCATGGACAGCGAGCGAAGGCTCATTCCTATCTCGTGGATGAGAGGTTTGGTTACCCCGAAGAGAAGCAGAAGGAATGTCACAGGAACTAGACCTAATTGACCAGTACGGTCAGGAAATGCAAGAGGTTGTCAACGAACTGTTGAAGGGCGAACTCAACGCCACCAACATTGCTCGTTCAACCGGTATCAAGCGTGCCCAAGTAGTAGAGTATATCGCTGCATGGAAGATGATCGCTCAGAACGATAAGAGCATACAGGCGCGTGCGCGTGAGAATCTTGTCGAGATGGACCGACACTATTCACTGATTATCAAGGAACAGTGGAACATGGTGGAAGACCTTGAGACACCACGAGCCGTCAGGGCAACGGTGCTCAAGAACATCGCAGACGTAGAGCGTGCAAGACAGGACACTCTACAAAAGGCCGGTTACTACGATAACGTAGGAATGGCCGATGAGATTGCCAAGATGGAGAAACTGGGCGATGACATCAAGCAGTTCCTCAAGGAAGTCGTCAAGAAGTATCCAGAGACAACATCGTTCATCATGGAGGGCATTCGTAAGATTTACAACGAAGAACCCACCATAGAGGGTGAAGTCATTGCTTAACATGAACGACCTGCTGGAGGCAGTATCGGGAGATGATTTCGATGAGCGTCCGGTAGACATTGAAGAATTTGTAACGGGAGAACATTACCTCAACCTTCCTGACCAGCCATTGTCTGAGGAACAGTACGAGATGGTCAGGGCATCTACACAAATCTTCAAACTAGAGACACTGATAAATCTCTACGGCGAGCAAGAAGGCAGGCGTATCCACGCCTCCACCGTCAACGAGGTTATCGCACAGATTGGAAAGGGCGGTGGTAAGGACCACACGTCCGCTATTGCATGTGCATATGTCGTGTACAGACTGCTTTGCCTGAAGTCTCCTTCTGAATATTATGGCTCACCAGCCACCGAGAAGATTGACATCATCAACATTGCTATCAACGCAGATCAGGCACGACAGGTGTTCTTCACCAAGTTCAAGGACCGCATCGAGACTTCTCCGTGGTTCAGAGGAAAGTATGAACTACAGGGAAACAACACTATCCTATTCGACAAGAATGTACGTGTCTTCTCCGGTCACTCACAGCGTGAGTCTTGGGAAGGTTACAATACCTTCTATGTGGTGCTTGACGAGATTAGTGGTTTTGCACTAGACATCAAGACTGGTAACGAGCAGTCAGCCACCGCTCAGGCTGTGTACGATATGTATTCAGCCTCCGTCACCTCTCGTTTTGCTGATTACGGCAAGTTGATACTGCTTTCGTTCCCACGATTCGTTGACGACTTTATTCAGCAGCGTTACAACAAGGTCGTCGGTGAGAAGGAAACTGTTATCATGGATTACACCTTCAAGATCGATCCTGAACTTCCCGATGGAACAGAGGGCAATGAGTTCACCATTGAATGGGAGCAGGACCATATCGTCTCATACACCGTTCCTAGGACATGGGCACGCAAGCGCACGTCGTGGGAGTTCAACCCCACCAAGACACCTCAGGGCTATATCCGTGCTTTCCTCGACAACCCGGCAGAGGCTCTGGGAAAGTATTGCTGCATGCCTCCCAACGCTCTGGATGCATTCTTCAAGGACCGCGAAAAGGTCGAGAACGCATTCCGTGGACCCAACGGTGTTGGACTGGACGGTAGATTCGAAAGTGTCTTCCAGCCCAAGTCAGATGTACGTTACTTCATCCATGTTGACCTTGCAAAGAAGCAGGACAAATGTGCTGTAGGATTGGCGCACGTTGAGAAGTGGCAACGCAGGCAAATCGGTGCGGTGCTCACAGCGCCAGCGCCGGTGGTTGTAGTAGATGCCTTGAGATGGTGGCAGCCCACCAGAGAGAAGATGGTAGACTTCACAGAGGTAAGAGAATACATCCTGTCTTTGAGCAGACGTGGCTTCGACATAGGTCTGGTAACATTTGACCGTTGGAACTCAACAGACATGATCGAAGAACTCAAGGATTATGGTCTCAAGTCAGAGTTGCTGTCGGTGGCCAAGATGCACTACACTGACATGGCCATGGTGGTACATGAGGAAAGACTGATGGGACCGGCTGAGGATCTGCTGGTGGAGGAACTGCTTGGTCTGAGAATCACAAAACAAGACAAGGTTGACCACACCTCAAAGAGTAGCAAGGACTTGTCAGACGCCGTGTGTGGTGCCATTTATAATGCCATCAAGCACACGCGTAGAGACGACAACACCGAGGTTACTGTGTTTACTGTTGAGTCGTTCAAGGCTGACAGGATGCTCAAGGAACACATCAATGATCCTAATGACACCACCGGCCCAATTAAGGCACCAAGGAACTCCGAGATGCCAATGGAAATTGCAGACTTCATCTCAAACCTCAGAGTCATTGGAGGTTGACACCCAGCGCGGTGGATGGTAGTATGAAATACGACATTGTAGAAACTGATGGCACACAGATGTGCCAGTGCACGAGCAAGCATGTACCCAGTCCAACAGTTCTGGCACTCATCACCACAGAACGTGGTACAGTCACACTGTGCCCAACAAGCATGATGAACCTGACACAGTTGCTTTGGGAGTACGACTTGACAGACGGCGACCCTCTTGGTAGTATCACCAAGCGCTACGGCAAGTACGTACGCGATTTGGCTGACTATATATATGAAGGGAGTGAGGCCGGTGTTCACTGAAAGCATTAGAGAAGAAGACGGACAACTAGTCATAGTCTCTGTCCTAGATCGTGATGGTACGATCCTAGAGTTGATGGAGCGTGACGGTTATCGGTGTACATTTCCCGGCTGCACCAAGCCCTTCGACACAGACCCCAATGGGAACCACTCATTGAGCCTTGACCATATCTACCCACAGGTGCGTGCCAAGGCTGATGGCTGGACGTACGAGCAAATCAACGATGTTGACAATCTACAGTTGATGGGTCGTTCATGCAACGCCAAGAAGGGCGACTTCACTTACGGCGAGAGTGGCGTCTTGAACATTCCTGTTCAGGAGCCTCGTAGCGTCAAGATTCCCAGACCTGAGGAATGCAACCATTGCTTAAATGGTCGAAGGCTTCAGGAGTTTGAGACGTGCGGTTACTGTGGTTCTGACCCACAGCCACGTAATTGGCCAAGATGGGCCAAGAAGATTCCTAGTGAATGCTCACACGGCTGGACAGTGCCAGAAGACTGGTGTTGGCTGTGTGGTGCTGGACACATAAATCGTGCACCGGCAAGCAGGACCGTATTCGGGGTGCTCGGCTCTGGTGATTAATGACGACGAGGAGTACAACAAAGTCCTCGATAAGTTGCGTGCCGAGGTCAGGGATGGCCGTCTGTTCATAGATGTGTCATCCTTGGTCCTCGTCAATGAGTCATTTGCTGCCTTTCTCATAGACAATCAAGAGCAGTTGAATGACCAATCATACTGGGCGATGGCCTCAGTGGTTGAGATGTGGCGTAGCATCTACGACACGCTCACAAACCGCCATGCGGCAGAACTTGTACCAGATGACCTAGAGGGCTTGACAGAACCACCTGACGACTGATAGGATCAGCACATGACTAAGATACTAGACAAAGAAAAGACGTGGTTCGTGAGTGATACGCACTTTGAACACGCAAGGATCATGGACCTGTCCAACAGGCCATTCGATGACATCGGTCATCACAACGTTTCGATCATGCAGAACCTACAGCGCATCCCGCTGGACCACACGCTAGTCCATTGTGGCGATGTTGCTCTGGGTCAGTGGCCACGTGGGCTGGACTTCATGAAGAATGTTCAATGTCGCAAGGTTCTACTGCCGGGTAATCATGACAGAATCTCATCTCTGGAAAAGCAGACCCGCCGTGACAGGTTCCTGCCCGACTACGAGGCAGTTTTCGATGAGATTTGGGACGAGCAGGTTGAGATTGAGATGGACGGCGTTCCATTCATTGTTTCTCATTACCCACCGGCTGAAATCTCTGACCATGGCTCTGTTGACCGCTACCCTCACCTGAGGCCGGTGGACGATGGAGAGCACCACTTCATCCATGGTCACACACACCAGACTCACAGCCTGACAAGGCTCAAGTCTGGTAGACTTGCCATCCATGTCGGTGTTGACAGTTCCGGCTACAAGCCGGTCAGAGGAACTGAGATTGTCGATGGTGCCCGCATGGCTGACTTGACATCGGTTTGACCGACTGCTACACTGGTCTAAGCACCGCCTCTGGGTGGCTTAATGTTGAGGCGGTGCGTATGCGGGTGAAGTGTTACGGTAGCACCTTAGACTTCCAATCTAATAGCGCGGGTTCGACTCCCGTCTCCCGCTCGCACAGGTTTGTATGGTTTAAAGAGAAAACCTCAGCGGAGCAAGTGGCAACATCCCTAGTGGACCGCTGGAAATCCATACTTTTATTCCCGTGTGCGCCACTGGTGGTTCGCAGTCTGACTCTGACTCAGAAAGTTCTAGGTTCGATTCCTAGCGCGGGAGCATGTGGGATGGACGATTTCTACCAACAATGTACAAGCACAAGGCTGGTACAGGTGATGTTCGCAACCATTTCTCAATCGCATACATAGTCGATGAGGCTGAGGCCGAAGACTATCTACTGACACATCCGTCAGACAACTCCGAAGAGGGCGAAGACAACGGTGGAGGATTCACTGTGGACGATCTTACACGCCTAGGAGATGGCCGGTACGAATGGCTGGTAGGTGTAGAATTCGTCGGTGACGGAACAACCTACAACTTTATGTACACCAAAAACACTATTGATCCACCAAGCGAAGACGAAGTAACAGAAGTCGTCGCTGCTTATGCCACAGAAGTCGCAGCGCAAGCCAGAATAAATGGCCCTGCTGGCTCTGGCTCCATGTTCCTCTGACCTGAAAGGTTATCATGACCGTTTACCACAAGATAGATGCGCCCTTTATGCGCGATCAAAAGGGAAAGATGCTGCACGGCCAGTGGTGTCGTCCGGAGTTTGAGTACCTTGCCAACAATGACTGGGAGTTCACTGAGAAGGTGGACGGTACCAACATACGCATATGTGTCAGTAGAGTTGAGGACTATGCAACCTACGAAATTCGTGGACGAACTGATAATGCTCAGATTCCACCGGCGCTGACGGTTGCTCTGACGCGTTTGATCAGCCCGATCATAGACAGCATTGGTGCAATTATGGTCGTTCGTAATATTGACGAACTGGTCATCTACGGAGAGGGCTACGGTCCGAAGATCAACGGCGGTGACAGGTACCGAGACGATCCTTCATTCGCAGTCTTTGACATAAAGGTGGAAGAGTTCTGGCTTTACCGCGAGGCTGTCAATGACTTCTGCAAGGAAGTTGGACTAGACTCTGTGCCGGTTATTGGACACGGTACGCTCTACGATGCATTCGATATGGTCAAGGCCGGTATCACCTCACAATGGGGAGACTTCGAAGCCGAAGGTATTGTTGCCACACCGTCCGTTCCGCTGTTCAACCGTCAAAGTAACAGGATTATCACCAAGATCAAGCACGTTGACTTCAGACGCTGAAGTGGTACAATGATTGTAGACATATCTTAAGGAGATAACACAATTGGCAACATATGCAAGGGACATCAAGTCCATTCAACAAATCGTCGGTGCTTATGTCGATGGTATATACGGTCCTGCCACTAAGGCATCCGTTCTGGCGTATCAGAAGAACACGCTAAAGATTTATGCTGATGGCATCTGGGGACCAATGACAGAGAAGGCTTACCTTGCTTTCGTTGCACCCAAGCCACCGACAGTTGATCCAACTGTAGTTGCTGCTGCACTGGCAGCCACACAGAAGGCAAACGCACGACAACTCACCTCAATCTTCCAGATTGTGGGACACACAGGTTCATGGAATGAGTCAGCCTATCTCAAGATCAAGGCATTTCAGAAGGTTATTGGCACAGTCGAAGATGGTATCTGGGGACTTGTCACAGAAATCACCTACGTCCATGGTCTTGCTGAAAAGCAGGCTATTGCTGACGGACTGAGCGTTGCTCTAGTGCCGGTGGTCGATATAGCACGTGACTGTAAGGCAGCAGGATTCGCCGGTAACAAACTAGTGGATTCAGTGTCTGTGGCACTTGCTGAGTCTGGTGTATACATTGCAAGGACAGACGAATGGTTCTGCGATCCAATCGCACGATTTGTCAACCTTGGCAACCCACGATCAGTTGACCGTGGAGTATTCCAGATCAATGACTATTTCCACCCTGATGTTACCGACGATGAGGCAGACACACCCGCGTCAGCGGCAAAGGAAGCCTACAGGATTTCCAAGGGCGGCACAGACTTCAGCCCTTGGGCAACATGGGGTTCTGGTGCTGCTGCAAAGCGTCGTGCAATGGCTGCTGAAGCAGTCTCACGACTGTGACTGTAACTAGGCGAACTGTCGCCAAGGGTGGGGCATGGGCGCTTCCAGCAGTAATGCTGTCTAGTGCTGCCCCGACAGTCGCAGCATCAGCGCCGGTGGAGGTAATCACCGAGGCTTGCAAACTTCCATCCCAACGTGTAACATCAGACTACCGACTGACTCTCAACATCACAGAGAGCCAGAACGTCGTCAAAGTAACATTAGATGGCGAGGTAGTTGGATTCCGTCCAGCAACCATCTCATCGAGTCAGAATGTATTGGTGGTTGGTGAGACAGAGAACGCCAACAGCAAGATTCTGTTTGAAATCATCACAGACCGTGGTGTGATCAGACAGGAAGTAAAGGCTCTACCCTGCAAGAACTAGGGTGTTGACACCGCCCGCTACAGGGTGTAGAGTGAGAACTGTTGATGAGGCACAGGCAGAGGTCAGAAGATCGAGATAAGCCAATGGACACTACCTCTTGACCAGTTGAATGGCTTCTGATAGACTGGTCACACAAACTTCCCGGTTACGGGCTAACGAAAGGACGAACTATGAACGCAAAGGAGAACGCCATGAGAAATACCTAGGAAAGGAGGTATGACTCATGGCAAAGGCAAAGGGCGGCGGTGCATCACAGAAGAAGCACGCAGTCACACACAAGAAGATTCGTCAGGATGGCCGTCCCAACGGCAAGCGTTGGAAGAAGGGTCTTCCACCAGACAAGCGTAAGTGATTTCGCACCACCAGCGCTGGTGATTTGGAAGAGGTTCGCCACAACCTCTGCGAAAAATGTGGTAGCCTCCACCGTGTGGAGACATGAAAGTGAGTTGGTTAGATGATCATACCGACCACCGGGCCATGTCACAAGGGGTCACGTACCTTGGGAGGCGCAAAGGGTCAGACATACCGAAAGGTATACTTTATTCACCCACGTCAAGTGCATCGACTCTCTCGGTGTGAAGCGTATGAGACCGCACTTGACAGTCCATCGAAGGTCTGATATGATGGACACCACGGCCTAGAGATGCTGTCTGGTTTCGGCGGGTAGGTTTTCACCCTACTGGTGGCGGGTTCGAATCCCGTCTAGGTCACTACCCAAGTAAACCTGAGCGGTGGTTTTGCATTCTAGAATGTATTACCGAGTGGATACCGGGCTAACTCAGGGCGAGAATGAAGCGATATACCCATCGCCGGTTCTCTCGGGCAGGCATACAAAATTCCACACATATGGACGAGCGTAGGTTGAGTCGCAGAGCCTCCAAAACTCTAGCGCGAGAGTTCGAATCTCTCCGTCCGTGCCAGCGCCGGTGGTCGCTTCATAACCACCCGTAAGGTCTCATAGTGTAAAGGTTAACACGGTTGATTGTCGATCAACAAGTCGGGGTTCAAGTCCCCGTGGGATCGCTTTACGAGTCGAATGCTATTGGTTATCTATAATTAACTATCAATTAATCTGGCGAAAGCCATATCCGATGCAAATTTATCCTCGTATACAACTTAATCATAGTGAGTCGAATGGATATCGGTTATCTAATATAATGCAAATATAAAAGGCAGTGGGTTCGAATCCCGCACGTTCTACAATAGGAAGCCAGAACAATTCCCGATTCCGCAACATCTTCACTATGATAACGGAATGTACGCAAGTGGTATGCGGCAACGTTTGGGACGTTGAAGTCGGGAGTTCGAATCTCTCCATTCCGACCAGTAACACCTAGTAGATTGGATATATCTATGTCAGATTATGCAGGCAAGACCTTCAAACTCAACCAAAAGGCCCAAGACTCAATTCAGGGCGAGGTTGTTCCCGGCGCGGTGTACCGCGTGGAGGGTGACTGGAAGGAACTGACTGGGAAGTCATGGCGTGACTCACGCGGAAACCCAGCAGCGATGCAGTATCAATTTCGTAATGCCATCGGCGGTCTTCCACAGGATGACCGCGTTCTATATGGAAAGATCGGCAGTCTAGGCCATCTTGTCCATGTCCTAGAACTAGGTGATGAGGTCACAGATGCATGAGTCTCAGAGACTGATTAACCACGTGGCGCTGGTGCTGGACGGTTCGTCCTCCATGTCTGGCCACACAAGGCAACTGATTAAGGTTGCTGATGAGCAGATTCAGCACCTCGCGATTCGCTCCGAGGAACTGAAGCAGGAGACACGCGTCTCTGTCTATCTGTTCAATTATGGCGTAGAGTGCCTGATCTTCGACATGGACGTGATGCGTCTACCGTCGATTGCAGACCTTTACACTGCCTATGGCATGACTGCGTTGATCGATGCTACGATCAAGTCGCAGGACGATCTTGCCACCACTAGCCAAATCTATGGTGACCACGCATTCCTCACCTTTGTTCTCACAGACGGTCAAGAGAATCACTCAAAGAACTCATGGCTGAAGATGAGTCCATATCTGGATGGAACTCGCGGTGAGAACTGGACTGTGGGCTTCCTTGTTCCAGACAGCAGTGGTGTGACCTACATGAAGCGCCTAGGTGCTCCTGAGGGAAACATTGCCAAGTGGGACACCTCCAGTGCCAAGGGTCTTTCTGATGCCGTCAGCACCATTCGTACGGCCACAGAGAACTTCATGACCGGACGCTCTCAGGGTGTCCGTGGTTCGCGTAGCGTGTTCTCGACCGGTGTCGATGCAGTCAACACCGCGACTGTAAAGCAGGCCCTTGCTCCTCTCAAGCCAAAGGAATACAGCCTGTGGCCGGTGCCGAGTAAGGTACGTATTGACGACTTCATCAATGGCCTTGGATTCAGATACTCTCAGGGAATGGGATATTACCAGTTGACCAAGACTGAGACCATTCAGGCCAATAAGAATGTCATCGTAGTCGAGAAGGCAAGTGGCAAGGCATACGGCGGGAATGAAGCCAGACACCTTGTGGGCCTTCCAGATGGAAAGGCTGTGCGAGTTCGCCCAGACCAAAACCCTCTCTACGACATCTATGTTCAGTCTACATCACTCAACCGTAATCTCATGCCAAACACAAAGGTTCTTGTTAAGACTTGACAGGGCTGACGACCGGTGGTAGACTGATTCAAACAGGGCAAGCCTCTCCCTGAAGAACTGAGGCATCAAGCCCGCGTGTTCTAGCAGTTCTGGATGCCACCCTGATAAGATGGCGGTGATGGTGCAACTCCATCCGTGGGTACTTTAGAGTCGAAGCAAATCGGTTATCTTTCAAACAGACCCTCCGATTGCGATAACATCCTCTAAAACCAACCAACAACCAATAGGGAGACCTTATGTTCGCACCACTAGCAATGGCAAAGTCTGCCGATGAGACACTGGATGAACTCATGACCCTCAATACCGAGGGCATTGCACTCTTCACCGAGCAGGATGGTGAATACTTTGTCAATGGCAGGATCGTCCATAATCTGTACACCAGCCTTTCCATCATGGGAGCAACTGGTCAGCAGTTCGGCACTGCTGAACTATCCAACCTTGCATTCCTGATGGCAGCCATTGAGTCACGTTCTCGTGGAGAGCGCTTGTACGATGAGATGGTGGCCGGTATCAAGGATGGCACTCTGCCAGACCCAGACAAGTTTTGACAAACGCCTGCCAGTAGCGTATACTGGTACATGGACGTGTTCCGTAGTGGCCTAGCGGCTCAGTTTTACACACTGTTGATCGGGGGTTCGAATCCCTCCACGTCTACGCTAGCACACCGTTAATGCTTTAAACGATACCGGTGTAGCCCCGAGAGTATAGATCGTTGCAAGCATTGAAAGTCTCTTGGGACATGCCCCTAGGGAGGCCGGTGGCCTCAGTGAGCCTTATAAGTCATGAATTCTCAGATCGACTCTGAGTGGGGGTACTTGACAGCACCGAGTGACCTGTGGTGCTGGTCGGCAGAGCACTTACAATTCAATCAAATCACCCAACATTAATTGGGTAATGGCTAGTTCGTCCATGGGGACAAACGCTCTTGAAAAGCGTGGCACGTAACAGTGTAGCGGGTTCGATTCCTGTGCTAGCCGCCAAGTGAGTCGCTATATATCGGTTATCACTTCTTATGACACCCCGATATAGAACTTTATCCTCACTGAACAACTAAAACTTAATCGAGTCGAATGAAAACGGTTATCTCTGCCAAAATTAGAGGCGCACGGTCGGGTGTGGAAAGAGGTTCGATCCCTCCGCTAAAAGGTCGTTTTCAGCATCATCCTCGTTTATACATTTGAATATTGATGAGTCGCTTGAATACGGTTATCTTCTAAGGAAAGAGTGTATGTGGGTTCGAATCCCGCCATCTCGCCCAAACATGCGGGATGTAGGCAAACGGTAAAGCCGCTAAAAGCCCGTCTTCTACCTAATCCTCATCAATATCAATCTTTAACGAGGCCGGTGCTATCAAGTACCGGCCTCGTTCTATTACTTAAAACAAAGGAGAAACACATGGTAAATGCACTGAAGACGTACATGAAGGCTGAGAAGGACGCCACCAATGGCACCTCTCAGACGAAGAAGGCTGCAAAGGGTCAGAAGAAGAACAACGCCGGTGGATACTCATTCGTTGTTGATGACACCAACCGTCTTACCCGATTCCTTGTCCTAGGCACCGAGGGTGGTACCTACTACGTAGGTCAGCGTGACCTGACCAAGCAGAACGTTGATTTCATCGTGAAGATGATCGAGAAGGACGAGGCAAAGGTTCTGGAAATCCTGACGGATGTTTCGGACAACGCCCGTGCGCCAAAGAACAGTTACGCACTGTTCGTGCTGGCTCTCGTTTTCAAGCACGGTACCGACAAGAAGGCTGCAACCGAGGCTCTGGTCAAGGTTGCCCGTACTGGTACTCACCTGTTCGAATTCGTCTCATACCTAAAGGGTCTGGGTGGACTTGGACGTAGCAAGCAGCGTGCGATTTCAAACTGGTACTTGAGCAAGACTCCAGATCAGGTTGCATTTCAGGCTGTGAAGTACCGTTCACGTAACGGCTTCACCCACGCTGACCTGTTCAAGTTGAGCCACCCACGTGGATTCGACAAGGAATTGGGCAACTGGATTCTTGGCAAGGAGTTCGGTGAGGTTCCTGCCGTTATTGTCGCTTACGAGCGTGCATCAAAGGCTGCCTCACTGAAGGATGCCAAGGCAGTCATCGAGTCATTCCCACAGATTCCTTGGGAGGCTTTCCCAACGAGCCTGCACAACGAGGCTGGGTTCTGGAAGGCACTGTTTGCCACTGGCAACTTCGGTGCTACCGCTCTGCTTCGCAACGTGACGCGTTGGGCAAAGTTGGGTCTATTCAACGACGTGCAGTTCGCTGGCGACGTTGCAAAGGCTCTGGCTGACCCCAAGGCAATTGCAGAGGGCCGTCTGCACCCTGTCCAGTACCTGAACGCCCTGTTCATTTACACGAAGGGTGCTCCGTCTCGTGAGGCGGGCTACTACGGCTACGGTCTGAACAGGACCAAGAACTGGACCGTGAACGCGAAGGTGGCCGGTGCTCTTGAGAAGGGGTACTACGCAGCCTTCAAGAACATCACGCCTTCAGGCAAGCGCACGATGATTTCACTGGACCTTTCTGCGTCAATGACGTGGGGTGCTCCTGCTGGTATCGTTGGTCTTGACTACCGTGAGGCTGCCGGTGCGATGGCTCAGGTCACCGTACGTACGGAAGACTACGTGGTTGTCAACGGATTCACGTCCGGGCGCGGTGCGCTGACTAACCTTGACATTACGGACACCGACTCAATTGAGGACGTTATCCGTAAGATCAGCAACAAGCACGCCGGTGGAACTGACTGCTCTGCTCCAATTGTTCACGCTTTGGAGAAGGGTCTGAAGATTGACACGTTCATTATCTACACGGACAATGACACGTGGGCTGGTATGATTCACCCTCACGAGGCTCTGAAGAACTACCGCGCCAAGACTGGTATCGATGCGAAGTTGATCGTTGTCGGCCTTTCTGGTGACAAATTCAGCATCGCTGACCCAAGCGACACCGGAATGCTTGACGTGGTGGGTTTCGACTCAGCCGCACCGGGTGTCATGGCTGACTTCTCTGCCGGAAGGCTCTGAGAAATAGAGGGCCGGTGGTTTGTGCCACCGGCCCTCTCCCACAGGAGGCACAATGTATGAAGAATTTGTAGAATTTGTAGACGGTTACACCGACCCACAAGAATTAAAAGATAGAGTTCTGGCCTTCCATCATCAAAGACGCGACTATAGAATGATGATGGAGCGTTTGTCCGGTGACTTGCCATGTGTCATGGAGTGTGTGACTCTTCCAGATGATGTCAGCATGGCCGTGCTTGGTGAATATCATAAGAAAGTATCACTGAAATGTGCTGTGATGATTCTGAATGATCTTGCCGGTTGGAGTAGAGAAAAAATTGCAGACTGGCTTGACAACATCCATGACGGTGGTACACTTGACTTATCCTTCGCAGGAAAGAGTCAAGAGGATTGTCAAGTAAGCGACTAAGAGAACAACTAAAGAAACAACTAATCGCAGCCCTTGAGGCAGAGATGCCAGACTGGGAGCGCGAGGCAATGAAGATGCCTCACATGGATGAGTCTTTTGAGCATCCAGCCACTGGAGTCAAGGCCCCGTTGTGGATTATCATAACAAACCTGAATGACCACTGTAAGTGGAGTCGAGATAAGATAGCAGATTGGCTCGACAGACTGAACGACGAAGGGCTTGACCTTTCGTTTAGGGTAAAAGGAGATGAATATGACAAAGATTGAAGAGAAGGCAGCAGAACTAAGCAAGACGCTTGGTCTGGACGCCGACACGCAGCGTGATCTGGGAGAGATTGAACTCAAGGTTCTAACTCGTCCATGGACGCTGGCCGATGCCATTCGTGAGGGTTCACTCGTAACCACTCACAGCACGGATGGCTGGGGTGACGGAGAATCAGCATGCGCTCTGAGCGCTGCCGTTATCGCCGCCAAGGCCCACGGCTACCTCTGACAGGAGGTGACCACCGGGCTTCGGCCCGGTGGTCAAAGCCATGAGTGATTTCACTTTACATTTACTATCAGTAGAGTCAATTTATCTCCTACACACCGATGAAGAATGCTTGGTTGTCAGGGGTGTATTCCTTCCCAAAGGTGTAGCAGCACCACCCTGTTCTATAGATTCAATTGCTGTCAACATCTCTGTGATGAATGAGAGCACCTTAGACATAAAAACAGAAGTGTTCGATGTCTTCAAGATTGTTGTGAAGATGCCTTGGCAGAAGATCAAGGAAACGTTCTTCGACAGCGGTGATGCATCTGCATACATGACAACGCACTTTGCTGAAGAGATACATATGCTGCTCTGGGAAAGATACCCAGAGCATAAGGTGACCTTGCATGAGGTCTACCTCAGGTTGACCAATAAACTGGGTGTGGCACCCACCGTCCTCATAGCGATGGAGTCCGGTGCCTCGGCAGAACTAGCGCACAAGTCAGAGTCATTGCCCGGTGCCGACCTGATAACACAGTGCCCAATACCAGACCCATGGAAGAGATGCGATCGAAGGCGCAGTCTGCACAAGATCGTTATCCATCTGAATGACACACATAAATGGACAAGAGACCAAATTGCCGACTGGCTTGATGGTCTTTATGACCAAGGCATGACCGACTTGGCATTTAAGGAGAGCAATGGCTGACTGGGGTGAACTCAAGGATCAAGATGCTTTCGAAGAAGAGATGATCGATTGCTACGAGCGCCTGCCGGGTTATGATGTACTGCAACTCTCTTGTCCAGCCAATCCAGCCAATGACGACGAGGGCAAGAGTTGCTACCCAAGAGATTTGCACAGCACCATCATGCACCTTAATGACAGACACAAGTGGTCGAGAGAGAGAATAGCAGACTGGGTTGAGTCTCTTGAAGAGTATGTAGACTTGGAGTTCAAATGAGCGATAAAGAAGACTTCGGAATGAGCATGATTCCATACCTGCCAAAGATGCCGGGTTATGGTGAATGGACACGCTGTCCAAAATGCAGAGAGTACCACGAGAGAGTCTATGGAGCACTGGCCGGTGGTCATGACAACATAGGCACCATTCATTGGGCAATCATGCACCTCTACGATGATCACAGATGGACCAGAGAACAGATAGCAGACTGGCTGGAGACTCTGGAGGACATCGATCTAGAATTCAAGGAGCCTACGGGTGAAGATATTAACTGAAGCAGAACGAGATTTTGGGTCGGCCATGTTTGATTGCCTCCCCCTGTTGCCCGGTAGGCACACAGTCATAAGTTGTCCGGATTGTAAATTTAGGATGACTGTTACTGGTATAGTTATGCATCTCAATGATGAACATTCATGGCCTCGTGAAAACATTGCAGACTGGTTAGACTCGTTGGACATGGATGACGAACTAGCATTCAGGGAGGGGCAATGGAACTGACTGGCGATGAGTTGGAGAAGTTGGCAGACTGGCTTCCCGGTCATAATATTAGGATCGCCTGTCCGGAGATGAACACAGCGTTGTGCATAAACATGGCAGCAAACCCGGTTTTCCACTGCACTCTGCATCAAGTCATTACGCACTTGAATGACTTCCACCTGTGGACCAGAGAGTCCATCGCAGACTGGATCGACTCTCTTGACCTCGATGATCAATTAACGATTGGACCAAGCAATGAACACACTGCTGTTAAGGACGACACACGGCAGCCGTCTATATGGCCTTAACCATGCCAACTCTGATGAAGACTGGTTTGAGGTCTATGGATGGGATAAGTCAAAATCACGTCAGAAGATCGCCGGTGCCCAAGATGTGCTACGCTGTAGCCTTGATTCCTTCCTGTGGAACTGCAACAGGGGCGTCCCACAATTCCTAGAGGCCATGTTCAGCACCCAGTGTGAGGTCAACGAGATTCCTTTTATCACAGAGGCATATAGGCCCGGTCTTGACAACACGAGAATCACCTATAAGCGCACCATCAAGAAGTTGTGGCTCAAGGGTGTCGAAGAGAAAAAGATAAAGTTCAGGAAGCATGCTGTTCGGATGCTACTCAACTTGAACACTCTGGAGAAGACTGGCAGATTCAACCCAGAACTTACACCTATTGAGAAGTCAGTGGTAGCCATATATTGCTACCACGACACTTTGGACGATGTAGAGGAAGCACTTGACAAGCATCCTCTACTGGTGTAGACTGGGTAACACCCGGCGCGGGTTCGATGAGTTCCCGCCCCGGCCATGCCCTTATAACTCAGTTATGGAAGAGTAATCGGTTGAAACCCGATGCGCCTCGGTTCGAATCCGAGTAAGGGTACGCAGGTATAGTGAAACGGATATCACGAGACACTACGGATGTTTTATTGGGGGTTCAAATCCCTCTACCTGTACCATTTGGTGTATACTTGAATTATGAGCAAGTTTATACAATTCATTGACAAGACTCTGGATACCAGAGTCACTCCCCTCGCATATGTATTTGCATTAACGGGCGTCATTTGGGGTGTTGCTTTTACATTCCTTCAGTCGAGTGCTGGAGTTACATCCACAATACTTTATCAAAGTGATGCACTTATCGGTGTCAGCCTGTGGGGTATGTCAGTTCTCATCTCATCAATTGTACTGCTGTATGGTCTGGCTGTCAGATCGACAAAGATAGTGACTATTGCAGCATTCATACTATTTCTAGCATGGAGTTCCGGCGCGGTGTCATACGCCATGGCCGGTGAGTGGATTCTCCGCTTCCCTCTGGCCATCGTCAACATCCTGTGCTACGGTTACTACTACCTAGCAGCATCCCTTGGAAGACTTTGGGATTACACTCCTGATGAGGAAGAGACGGTATAATGGGACTATGGAAAAGACATTTGAGTATCTTCTCACAGTGAAAGTCAAGGTAGAAGCCTTTGACGAAACTGATGCTGAAGACGTAATCAGAGACACCTTTGGCACCGGCGAAGACGGTGGCCTTGAGGTCACAGAACTAGATATCCAACCGGCATGAAGTTGAAGAAAATGAGCAAGTCAGACAGTCCGCCTGTCTACACTAAGGCTCAGGTATTCAAGGCCGGGGGCCGGTGGCTTCATGCCTGCCAAAATGGATGTCCTAACAAGTACGTCCCAGAGGCGTCACATACGCTTGCCTTCAAGATTGCAGAGTCTCACATGATGAAGACTCATCCTGAAGTTGCACTAAGATCGGAGAGAATTACGCTTTGATAGTCTACTACATTGTCAAGCATGAAGCAGGTGTGTTCACCACCATGTTTCACTGGGGACTGTTCACGATGAAGCATGCCGCCCAAGACGTGATCGATGCAAAAGTCGCGGCTGGCGAAGAGGGAACGTTCACCATCAAGGAAACATATATCAGCGAGTAAGGAGTAACCATGCTCACCAGTAAGGATATTACAAAGCCCGGTGCTATGTCAGTGTCACCAGACCAGCCGGTGCCGGATGACAAGGTAACCATCTATCAAGAGCAAGTGCTTGTCACAAAGGTGGTCACACTGTCTGGCACCAAGGCAGAGCCTGCCATCCATCGTTTCACACAAACCGGCAGGTACGAACATGAGAAGTATGTTGAGTTCACTGGTGTGAATTGGATCGAAAAGTGGTCGGTTGGTTACAGAAGTTATTGGACCAAATCAGCAGGTTCCTTCGGAACATTCAAGGTTTACTTCCCGCACATCATCTATGAGTCTGAAGTCTACATGACAATCTCAGACCGTGAGGATGTGATGGAGGCACGAGACCAATACACTCAGAAATTGAACGGTAGGTTTGGCTGAGTTCTGAGTTGACACCGGGCCGGTGGTCTGGTACGATGTTCTTGTTGATGACTCGCATGAGGCTAGTGCGACGAGACCGTGCTGGGTAACACGTTAAAAGGCCAGTATGGGGAAGTGGCTCGACAGGTAAGGCACTTGCTTTGCAAGCAAGTAAATGAGGGTTCAAATCCCTTCTTCTCCACAAAGGTCTAGGCAGACCCTGACATACGCCGCGTAGGTACTGGCCGTCTCTAAGAGGCGCGGTGGGAATGTCAAAAGGGAGTCACGTCCCAAGCCTATGGGAGCGTAGTGATAATGGGAACACGCCTGTTTTGCAATCAGGTATTAGGGGTTCGAATCCCCTCGCATCCACGCAAGTCACACCAAGAAGGAGTGAGCAAAGCATGGGAGGTTCAAACCTCATCTGGACGATTGTTGGCATTCTTGCAATCATCGCCCTCATTATATTCATCTTCTGATCAGGGAAGATTTAAAAGGTCAGGATAAGAGACTATACTGCTCACGGTCTTGCCTGACGGGTTCACGGACGTATGAGCGGTCGCGGTGAACCACTTGGCCCATTCGTTTAGTGGTAAGACAGCAGTTTCTCAGGCTGCAATCGAGAGTTCGATTCTCTCATGGGCTACGGCTGGTAGTGTATAGCGGTAAAGCACAATTCCCGATAAGGGTATAAGAGAAGGTAGTCGCGCCCTTCCCAACCTCCATGATCCGGTGCCAGAGCGGCCAATTGGAACAAACTCTTAATTTGTCGGCGTATAGCCTACGTGGGTTCGAATCCCACCCGGACCACTTAAACCAAATGTGGTATACTTAAACCATGAAGATATGTACTGTGTGCAAGCAGGAGAAGTCGCTAGATGACTTCCACAAAAGAAGTGCTGCCAAAGACGGCAGGCAGTCTAGGTGTAAGCGATGCGCTGTGGATCAAGTTGTTCAGTGGCAAAAAGACAACCCTGAAAAGTACAAGGCCAACTGGTCAAAGCATATAGGAAATGCGGAGTCCGCAATAAAGCGCAAGGCCACTAGGTATGGAATAACGGTCGAGCGACTAAAAGAAATGATCGAGCAGTCTAGCGGTGTGTGCAATATTTGCAAGCGTAGGCCATACAAGTTTCTTGTAATCGATCACTGTCACAATACCACAAGGGTCAGAGGGCTATTGTGTGAAAAATGCAACCAAGGTCTAGGGCTGTTTGCGGACAATCCGGAATTTCTAAGGGCCGCAGCAAACTATCTAGAAAAATGAGCCGGTGCCAGAGCATGGCCGATTGGACCGAACTTTTAATTCGGCGGCGACAGCCCACGTGAGTTCAAATCTCACCCGGCCCACTTAACAAAAGGAGAAGCAGTGAGACAGAGCGGTGCAACGCATGAAGAGAGCATCAAGAGTAACAAAGAGATATACTGTTTCGAAAAAGACAGTGGATTTCAACAGCCGAATGATGCAGCCGCAGTTTTGTTCACAGGATACATTCGTGACAATGGCTCAGAAGACATTGTTGTAGAACTTGGTTGTGGTGATGGTGCATCGCTACGTAAGTTCCAAGAATTGGGTGTCTTCACTATTGGAGTAGACATCAATCCATCAAAGTTGGCATTGGCAACCGGCCCGGTGTACGAAATGGACATGCTAGAATTTCTGAAAGTACAGCAAACTGGGTCAGCCAACAACATCTTCATGCACCACTCACTTGAGCACATTGTGGCAGTCAAAGAGGTGTTGGCTGAAGTTCCAAGAGTTTTGAAGAAGGGCGGTCTTTTCTTCTGCATCACACCTGCAGAAGATGAACCTCATTCAGTACACAACACAGCGTTTGACAGTCCAGATGAACTTGAGCCTTCAGGACTCAAGCGTCTTGAGTGCACAAAGCAGATAAGATTCGGTCACCCAGAGTACATGTATGTGGGGATCAAAGAGGTTGACAACACCGTAGCAACCTGATACACTAGTGTGACAAGCCCACGTGGCGCAGAGGATAGCGCAAGAGCCTTCTAATCTCTAGGTCTCAGGTTCGAGTCCTGTCGTGGGTACTTTGCTGGATCACTACCAGCCGTATTGGTTACCGCGTAATGGACCCCCTCACAGACGGGGTGAAGTCTGAGGCTTTGCATGATCTGCCAAATGATCGTGTGCAGTGTCGTCTTGGTAGTGCTTGACTAGTCTGCAAGGGCCGGTGGCCACCGGCCCGTTTGTCGGTATAGTTCAATGGCAGAACGCTTGTCTCATAAGCAACGCATCCAAGTTCGATTCTTGGTATCGACACTCGCGGGAAGAACAAGATAGTTAGTTGCCAGTCTCATAAACTGGAAAATCTGGTGGATGCGAGCGCCACTCCCGCCCCCAATTAAATACCCTCCACATTCACATCAAAGGGAATATAGATATGAATGTAAGAGCGTTCGTAGAGCCACCGCGCTACGAGAACAGAGGTGACAGACATGTAGTCATCACTACCATGTATCACTGGAATGGCCACCCAAAGTATGGCCACTCAACAGATGAGACAGAGTTTGCCTCCGAACGAGAGGCCATGCAATACTTAGAGCATCTAGGATACAACTGAGAGGATCATCATGGAAAACGTAACCATCGACTGGCAGAACAAGCGCATGCAGGGGCATGTCCGTGGCTTCGGTCCCACTGATGGCTGGATGGATATCCCTCTCATTTCGCCGGTGGACGAAAAACTTGGCCTCTATCAGGGTGGTTGTATGCAGGACGTGCAACTTGGAGATACCTTCAAGACTGTCGTGTCATTGTACCCTTGGGAGCGTTATGCTCGTGCCGAAGGCACCGACCTCTATGAAATCAAGATGCTTGACTCATCTGAGGGTGTTGACTTCGATGACCTTTTGAAGGCTTCCAACGCTGTTCTCAAGGGACTTGAGAAGGGCAAGACACTGGTGCATTGTCAGGCCGGTCTGAACCGCTCTGGTTTGACCGCTGCATTTACGTTGATGCGTCTTGGTATGCCTGCACAGGATGCAATTGATCTGCTTCGCAGACAGCGTTCTCCGATGGTTCTGTGCAACCAGACGTTTGTGAACCAACTGCATGGCTTGGAGCATGTAAGAGGTGAGATGTGGCAGGAGATGTGAGACCAATTCATTGTGATTCTCGTGTACTGCATGCACCCGGTGAATGCAGTTTCTGTGACGAATATGGATCAGAATGGCAACAGTACAGAATGATGGCTGGTATCAACTTCACCGGCCATTACGATGACGACAAGGTTCTTTGTCCATCAGAGCACAAGCGTGATGTGAAAACAATCCACGCTTGGCCGGGTAACAGGCCACAGTGATATACTGAAAGTATGAGTAACCAGTGGATTGAGAGAGTGGCCGGTGCTGCAATAGGGTTATGACAAACACTATTTACACAGCCTCACAGGCTGTCTCACGAGCATCGGCATTGACTTCATATCAGGTGGGTCGCTGTCTAAACTTTGTCTGGCACTGCGTGGATTATCCTCGCAGTGCTGGACTGTCTGATGCTGACGAAGCATGGCAAGTAGCGACTATGAAGCGTTATTCAGGTACACCACCACCGGGCGCGGTGGTGTACTGGGCAACCGGTGACCATGGTCACGTAGCCCTCAGCATTGGCAATGGAAATGTCAGGTCTACAGACTGGCCAGACAAGGGCCACGTAGGCAATGTCTCCATAGATCATCTCACGTCATGGTGGTCTGCTACATATCGTGGCTGGAGTGCTGACTATGCCGGTCATCCAATCACAGGAGTTGCACCGGGAGTTACATATCCTGCCGCAATGGTTGTTGATCTTACTGCACCAATCTATGCAAGCAATCTTCGCCCCGGCAAGACCAACAACGACGTGTCACGCTTTGAAAGGGCTTTGTGGAATTATCTCGGCGGTCCTTACCGTCAAACAATACTGGCTGACAAGGCAAAGATCGGTGATGGCTATTACGGCACACTGACCAACAAGATGTGTCTTGACGCATACGCAAAGGCAAAGATCACTCCCGCTGGTGAATATCCCGGTGGTGTGAAGTTGCTACAGGCTCTGGGCTTTACCAATGCCAAAGTCTAATTCAATGATATACTGAAGTATGATGTCACAAGCAATGGAAACAGTGGCCGGTGCTGCAATAGGTGCAAGCGTCGTCGGTGCCCTCTTCCTACAGATAGTGCTCAGATGGTTAAGACGTTCCTAATGCTATACTGAGGATGTGAAAATCTTTGCACTATTCGGTAGACCAGAATTCCTTCGCGCATTTCATGGATGGAGTACAGCGTTCTGGATACCATTCACCCTTTTGGCGTTTGCTATGGGGTGGCTGGAGAGTGTGACCTTTGTGTCATTGATTTCCATGCTTGCACTATTCCTAGGATCATTCTCTGCTTGGCAGGCTGCTCGGACAGAGGTCAAGCAAGACGAACAAATAGACCAGATAGAGGGAAACAATGGTTAGGACAGCGCTTACCGAGAGTAAGTGGAAGATACGCACACTGCGTATGCTGAATGCTAAGTACAGCATTCCATCATGGATTCTCAACAGTATCGGATTTGCCACCAGCATTCTTTTGCTAGTAGCGCTGAGTGACCCCAACGCACCCGGCGTCAAGGAGTTCCTTGCAGCACTGCCAATCATCAATCCTTATGTGTGGTCAGGCTCACTGTTGGTGGCGTCGGTGGTAAAATACATCGGCATGGGCCTCGACTTGGACAGGTGGGTTCGCTACGGCTCGCTACTCGCAGTTGTCATGTGGGTATTCGGCATCATAGCGTTCTCAGTGTCAGGTAATGCAGCGTCGGTGGTAATTCTTGCGGCACCGCTGGTGTTGTTCAACGTTTACCTATTCTTGTCGGTAGCACTTAGAGACAAAGACCGAACGTGAACTGTGAAGCATGCAACGGCACCGGCCTGTTTATCAATCCAGAGTGCCGGTGTGTTGAGGCTTGTTACGAGTGTGATGGGAGCGGTGAAGTTGAGAGAGAAGATACTGACAGTAACGATTGACGACTGCGAGGTGTGACCACAAGTGGGAGAGCACATGGGCAGCCAACACATATAATGCATATGTATGCAGTGAATGCGGAGAGAGGAATTACTAATGACAGGATTTAACACCGGCTGACTTCCATACGACTATTCGTATGGAAGGAGGTACAGATGTCTGGACCGCTAAGTGTCCCCTGTGGGGACAAGCAGTTCTATAATGAACTGCGTAGCCCAAAATGTGACAAGCACGACAAGTGCTGGGGCGGCAAGGGAACGAAGAAGAACCCTTGTGTCATGATCAGCACCAGAGAATGGCTGCTGAGGCGCAACCGTCTTGCAACAGGCAAGACCAAGTAGTTGACACGCCCCGAGCCGGTGTGCTAGACTGTAGTCATCAGGGAAGCGCAAGGGTATGTTTGGCTCCATAGCATACTCCCCAAGACATAACGGAGTCAGTTTCGGTGGAGTCCTGAGAAACCACCACATGCGTCCTTATGCAAATTGGCTGAAGCAATCTGGCTGTAAACCAGACACACAGAAACGTTGGGAGTTCGAATCTCTCAGGGCGTACACAGAATATCCCTACTATCAAAGGACAGTCTATGAAGAGACTACCTGCCTTCATGATGGCATTACTCACGGCAACAGCGACTGTGGCATGCGGTGCTCCAGTTCAGAACGAGACTGTGACGACACCAGCCGCATGTGTGGCTGCCATCGACAAGTCTGACGAGTTGCTATCTCTGACTTCCAAGATCATCAGTGACATCAGCAACAACGACCATGTGTCCTTTGAGGCTCATTTCAACCAGTACAGGGTTGCGACGGTGCTCTACAAGGAGTGGCGCGACAAGTGCCTCAACGCACCTGTCATCTGATGTTGCATCCGTCCTGAGACTATGCTATGCTGTAGGTAACAAGAAAACACATCACCGGGTTCGACAAACGCCGGTGCCTAAAAGAGGAGAACAACAATGTCACTACTAATTGGAAACAGGTTCGGAACGATAGAAGACGCTCTGAGCATTTCTCTTGGTATGTACCCCGACAACACGCCGGTGGTTGACCTAGAGTATGCTTGGAACAAGTTCGCCGGGAATGAGAAGAACTATCTCATCAGTCGTCCGGACTCACTACACGAGTTCGTTACGCATATGTTCGTAGCGGACTCCTTTGCTGAGCGAGGCAGTGCGATCAGTAATTTGATTGTTCCTCGTATCCCCGGCGCTCGACAGGATCGCATCAAGTGGGAGGGCGACTGGCTTTTTACTCTAAAGAGCGTTGCCAAGATGATCAATGACCGTAATTTCGCCAAGGTCGTTACTCTCGATCCT